AGAAAATGGTTGCAAATGATTTAGATTGGCCGTATGGTAGTTGATGGCTCCTAAGAAACCAAATAAAAAGTCTCTCGTTGCCAAGTTTGTCGAGGTTCCACAAAAATCTAAAAGAGAATTTTGGCAGCGAGAGTATGTGCTTCTCAATCGTTTGATTGAGAGGTATAGTATTGAGTTCTTAAAAGATACAACTTTCACCTTTAAAGGTGAGAGTTTAGCTATTCTTTTTGCAGATAAGATTCTAAAAGATTTAGATTCTAGATTCAGAATCTATAAATCTGATTTGCAATCAAAGCCAGAAATCATCGTACTTAAAGATGATCCTAATGTAGAGAAAAGGCATATCGCCAGAAAACCCAAAACAATCAAAGACTTTTTAAATGGCCAAGACTAAAACACCCGAAGAAAAAAAGATTACTTCTACAGAAGTTCTAAGCACCTTCCTAAAGCAGAACTCAGAAGATCATTACAATTTTGAAGAAACAGTTGACTACAAGGTGTCAAGTGGTTCTTTACAACTCGATTTGCAGCTTGGCGGAGGCTTTGGCCCTGGCTTGCATCGTTTCGTAGGAATGAATGAAGGCGGCAAAACAAGTGAAGCTCTGGAAGTTATGAAGAACTTCTTGAATGAAATTGAAAACTCTAAGGGCTTTTATATTAAAGCTGAAGGTCGCCTTTCACCCGAAATGCAAAAGCGTTCAGGTGTTAAATTCGTGTTTACTGCTGAGGAATGGGTTGCTGGCACTTGCTTTGTTTTTGAAAGTAATATTTACGAAACAGTTGTGGATGCAATGCGTCAACTAGTTTCAAAAAATGAAGAAAAGACAAAATTTTGTTTCTTGCTTGACGCTGTGGATGGATTGATTGCAAAGAACGATATGGATAAGTCTTTTGAAGAGAGCGCAAAGGTTGCTGGTGGTGCAGTTATTGCTGCGACATTTATGAAAAAGCTTTCCATCGCTCTCGCAAAGCGTGGGCACATGGCAATCTTCATCTCTCAGGTTCGGGCAGACATTAAGCTAGACCCTTATTCTAAAGCTCCTGTTCGTCAAACGTCTGCAACAGGTGGCAATGCTTTACTACACTTTGCTAACTGGATTCTAGAGTTTGAACCACGCTTCAAAGGCGATCTTATTCTTAAGACATCAGCAGATAAGATTGATTTGGAAAAAAATCCCCCAATTGGACATTGGGCAAAAGTTACCGTTAAAAAGTCGCCCAATGAAAAGACTAACCTAACAATCCCATATCCAATTCGCTATGGCAGAACAGGCGGTAAGTCTGTTTGGATCGAGAAAGAAATTGTTGATTTGTTACTAGCTTGGGAGCTAGTTGCAAAAAGTGGCGCTTGGTTTGCTCCTACTGAAGACTTTATTCAACTTCTTACAGAAAACAATTTGACATTTCCAGAAAAAATTCATGGCGAAGCTTCTCTTTTTAAAGCTGTAGAAGAAGACCCAGAGCTTTGCAAATTTTTAATCAGCTATTTCAGGAGTTTAATTTCCAATGAAGTTTAAAACTCTTTACGGCAAAGAAAAGACTTTAAAGAATGCTCGTCAATATTTAATTGATTGGCAAAAGAAAACTCGTAGCAAGTTCCAAGATGAAGTTAAACGTTTTCTTTTCCAGTATTGGAAAGATGACGTTACCTTTGAGGAATTAAGAATGGTAGAAACGAGATTAACTTTTGACTTCTTTAATGCAAACAAGAAGATCGCTATTGAAGTTCAAGGGAGACAGCATACTAAATTTGTTCCATTCTTTCACGGAAGCAGAGCAAAATTTCTTCAACAACTAAAAAGAGATTCTAAAAAGTTTGATTTTTGCCAAATCAACGGAATAACCTTGATAGAGATTTATGATGTTTCAGAATTAAATAAAGATTTTTTTGAATCACAAGGAGTTTTTCTGTAAAATAATTATATGAATAAAAAAAATTTCACTAAAGAAATGTCCAAGTTTCAGATGCCGCCAAATTTAATTGACCAACTTTATGAACTAAGTGGTAATGCTGACAAATACAAAGCTATTGTTCTTGGTTATATTTCAGAAGATGGAGTTCCTTTGATTTATGCTAAATATGATTCTCAAGTTGTTGAATTTGGCATGAGAAAAGCAATAGAAAAATATTTAGAAAATGCTGATTCTAATGAATTTATGTTTGGTGGTGAAAATTTAGATGAAGATTTTCTTGACGAAGAAGAGTAAGTGCTGTAGCGTATTGCTAGCATGATTTACTCTTACGAACTTGAAAAACAGCTACTAGCTGGCCTAATTAAAAATCCCGAATCATATTTTGACATTTCCGCTTTTGTTAGCGAACGTGATTTTTATAGTGAAGATAATTCCCTAAATAAAACAATCTTCACAATCGTCAAGCAAGCTCTAGAAGCTCACGAAGATATTGACGATGTAATTATTGCACAAAGAGTTCAGAGCTTAGGCATCTCATTTGATGATGTTATTAATGTCGCTGAGTATGTTAAATCTCTTGGCATGAGAAAAGTCTCGGAAGGCAGTTTAATTAAGACCGCTAAAGAACTCAAGAAATATACAATCCGCAGAGAGATTCATGAATCTTCGCAATCAATCGCGAAGAAGATGAGAACGATTTCACCAGAAAGTAGTTATGGTGAAATTATTTCTATTGCTGATAAAGAATATAATAATCGTATTAATCAATACGAAGTTGGAAACGACTCTCCAGAAAACATCTATGATGAAATGGAAGCTCTAATTGAAGAGCGTGGAGCTAACCCTGTTGAAGAGTTTGGCATGATGGGGCCACACACCAAAATCAACGAAATCTATGGTTCATTACTTCGCCCTGGAAATATTACTGTTGTAGTTGCGCGAAGCGGTGTTGGTAAGACTCAATTTTGCATGGATTACAGCACCAAGGTTAGTTTGCTATACAATGTCGCAGTGCTTCATTTTGACAACGGTGAAATGAGCAAGGAAGAGCTTATTATGCGCCAGTGTTCAGCTTTGAGCGGAGTTCCCATGCACTTGATTGAAAGTGGTCAGTGGCTACGAGCAGGAAAAGAGACTGTTGATAAGGTTCGTTCTGTTTGGAGCAAAGTTAAAAAATTGCAATTTTACTATTATAATGTTGGTGGCATGGATGTTGATTCCATGATTAACACTCTTAAGCGTTTTTATTATTCAAAGGTTGGTCGAGGCAATAAGATGATTTTCAGCTTTGACTATATTAAAACAACCTCTGAAAGCTCATCTGGTAATAAAAATGAATGGCAACTTGTTGGCGAAATGGTTGACAAGTTCAAACGCTGCGTCCAAAAAGATATTTTGTACAATAATGCGCCCATTATTCCCATGATTACTTCCGTTCAGTCAAACCGAAGCGGTATCACAAACAATCGTAATTCCCAAAACATTGTTGATGACGAAAGCATCGTGTCATTGTCTGACCGAATTACTCAGTTTTGTTCACACATGTTTATTCTGCGAAATAAGACTGCTGACGAGATTCTGAATGAGGGAACAAGGTTTGGTACCCACAAGCTCATTAATGTCAAAGCAAGACACTTAGGACGCGATGTAATGGGCGCTGTTGAACCAGTGCGAGTTGGAGATACCCTGCGCAAGAATTTTATTAATCTTGAGTTCAAGAACTTCTGCATTACTGAGCGCGGAGACTTAAGAGATATTGTTTCATTTAACGGATTAGATGAGGAGGTAGAACAAAATGGAAGAAACACAGCACCAGATTTTGATGAACTCTGATGAAATCAAAAATTCTTTAGAGAGAATGGGATATTCCCTAAAGGATTTTGGAAATCACTGGAGAACTAAAGCAATTTATCGCGGAGGCGATAACCCTAGCGCTTTAAAAGTGTATAAGAATACAGGGGTTTGGCAAGACTATGTTCAAGGAAACGGCTCAATGCCATTTCAAAAACTAGTAGAACTAACACTCAAAACCAAAGACCCTAAAGTAATTAAAGAATATGTTGGCAGTGTCAATAGTTCTGAAATTCAATATGTAGTAAAAGAAAAAGTCGAAATGGATAAAGTTTACCCAGAAGAATGTCTCAAGAGACTATTTCCCAATTATTCTTTTTATAAGAAGCGGGAAATCTCTGAGCAGACTCAAGAGAAATATAAATGCGGTTTAGCATCTGCTGGTCAAATGTATCAGAGAATGGTTTTCCCCATTTATAATGATTTGCAACAAGTTATTGGATTTAGTGGTAGAAAAATTAATGATTCTAATAATGCTCCAAAATGGAAGCATATTGGAACAAAAACTCGTTGGATTTATCCAGCCTTCGTTCCTCAAGAAAAAACTGTTGATAAATTAATTGAAGAAAAGCGCGAAGTAATTTTGGTTGAAAGTGTTGGTGATAGTTTAGCTTTAACAGAAGAGGGTTATGCGAATAACTTAGTTACTTTTGGGTTAGACTGCTCACCTTCCTTGTTAAATTATCTATGCTCTAAAAGCTTAGATAAGATCATTATTGCCACAAACAATGATAATGAAAAACAAAAGAACTATGGTAAAATTTCAGCGTTAAAAAATTACATGAAGTTGAGTCAGTTTTTTGACTTTAATCAACTTTCAATTCAGCTTCCTTGGGCTAATGACTTTGGCGAAATGAGGCAGCAAGAAATATCCTTTGCTGATTGGTATAATGCTCCGCAAGCTTCACAGGAACAAAAACTACATGACTATAAAGAATTCTGCTTACTCAACCGTAGTTCTTTCCAAGACAAAAAACTTAAGAAATTTTTAAATAAAATCGAAGATTATGAATGATTCATTAAATGAAACAAATCAGCACAATAGAATGTTTTTCGGCCAACCAATTAGAGAAGATACAACTGCTGAATGCTATCCAACAAAAATGTCTGTAGATGAATTTTGCGAAGCAATTCTTAATAATAAAGAAGCTTTTGCAGAAAACATGAAAAAGCTTTGTCCTAATGATGAAAGATTCGTAGAAGATTGGTTTGAAACTTTTGCTGCATGGTCTGAAATCGAATAAATTTTACTATAAAAATTTTGGAATCTAAAAATAAATGGAGCAAAAAGAGGGTGTTTAAGTGTAATATATTGCATGTATTTATATTTAATAACCAACTTATTGAATAATAAGCAGTATGTTGGAATCACTACGCAGAAAAATCCACATAGGAGATGGATTGAACACAAATCAAAAGCATTAAAAGGCAAAAATAAAAACCCAATTCATTCTGCTATTAAAAAATATGGACATGAAAAT